TTTTACCGCAAGCAAGCTGAGAGCCAGATTGAGTCTGTAGATAACAGTATGATGAGACAAAGTGATCCTCGTATGCCGATGTTTGCTGAGCGTAAATCTACTACCTCATTTGGCAAAGGCAAATAAAAACCTTTAAGGAGTTAAAACATGGCTTACCCTACTATTAACGGACCTTATGGGCTACGGCCTATAAACCTGATTGGTGGACAAGTTTTTGCAGGTTCCACCCGTAACATGGAAATCGCAGTTGGCTACAGCGAAAACATCTTCTTTGGCGATTTTGTCAAAAGAGTTGTTGGCGGCACTATTGAAAAAGATGTAGGTACAACCGCTAACACACCTTGCGGCGTGTTCTTGGGCTGTTTCTACACCGCAGCAAATGGCACACCTACACGTTCACAGTATTATCCTGATGCAATTACTGTTGCTTCAGGTACTGAGATCTATGCGATTGTTGCAGATGATCCTGATACTTTGTACCAAGTAGCTGTCTGTTCAAGTGGCGTAGTAATGGCAACTGTTACCCAAAACGCAATTGGTACCAACATGTCCATTCTGGCAACTGCCGGTAGCACACTGAACGGTAACTCAGCATATTCAGTACTGAGCTCCTCCCCAGCAGCTACCAATACGTTCCCAGTTCGGGTCATTGACGTTGTTCCTGCTACATCACCTACGCCTACTACTTACAGCGAAGTGATTGTCAAGATCAACTTTGGTATCCATCAATATAACAATGCAACAGGTTTGGCTTACGCCTAAAGGGAGACAATTAAATGGCTATTTCACGCGCACAACTACTGAAAGAGTTGCTCCCAGGACTGAATGCATTGTTCGGTTTGGAGTACGCTCGTTACGGCGAAGAGCACAAAGAGATCTACGAAACTGAGACCTCTGAGCGTTCCTTCGAAGAAGAAACAAAACTGTCTGGATTCTCAGCCGCACCTGTCAAGAATGAAGGCTCCGCCATCGCTTATGACAACGGCCAAGAAGCTTGGACCTCACGCTACAACCATGAAACTATCGCTCTTGGTTTCTCGCTAACTGAAGAAGCAATCGAAGATAACTTGTACGATTCTCTCTCAGCTCGCTACACCAAGGCTTTGGCTCGTGCTATGGCATACACCAAGCAAGTTAAAGCGGCTAACACGCTGAACAACGGCTTCTCATCCTCCTACCCAGGTGGTGATGGACAAGCTCTGTTCTCAGCAAGTCACCCGCTAGTGTCTGGTGGCGTTAACAGCAACATTCCTTCAACCCCAGCTGACTTGAATGAGACTTCCCTGGAAGCCGCTGTTATTCAAATCTCACTGTGGACTGATGAACGTAGCCTGTTGATCGCTAGCCGCCCACGCAAGTTGGTGGTTCCGCCTTCACTGCAGTTCGTTGCTACCCGTCTGTTGGAGACTTCCCTCCGCGTTGGTACAGCTGACAATGACATCAATGCTATCAAGAACAATGGTTCGATACCTGAAGGCTACTGTATCAATCACTTCTTGACTGACACCAATGCATGGTTCCTGACCACAGATGTACCTAACGGTATGAAGCACTTTGAGCGTTCACCCCTGCAACAGTCAATGGATGGTGATTTTGACACAGGAAATGTTCGCTACAAGAGCCGTGAGCGGTATTCGTTTGGATGGTCGGATCCGCTTGGGATGTTCGGAAGCGCGGGTGCATGATAACCCAATAGCAATAAGGGTTGCAGAGGGGGCTTCGGTCCCCTTTGTTTTATCTGTTGTGTTATATTATTAGTTAGTGTATTATGTGTCTCTCAATGATAAGGAGAGCACAATGACGCAAGGCATATACAAGATTATTAATGTCATAAACAATAAGTTTTATGTTGGTAGTGCAGTTAATTTTTCTAGGCGCAAGACAAGACACTTTTCTGAACTGAGGGGGAATAAGCACTCCAACGCTAAGCTCCAAAATGCGTGGACTAAATATGGGGAAGCGGCATTTGTATTTGTAATAGTTGAGGAGCTTGAGATTGGTGTAGATATATTGGCTGCGGAAACAGTGTGGCTTAAACAGCATGTTGGCAAGGACTATTGTTATAACCTTGGGGTAGATGCCACTGCGCCTATGTTAGGTATGGTGGGATCTCTTAGCCCTACATGGGGATATAAGCACACTGCAACTGCTAAGGCCAGAATATCTAAAACAAGCAAAGCGCGTATCCAGACAGATGAAGAGAAGAGTAAGCGCATCAAGACAATGCAGGGTCACTTTGTGGCTCCATCAACCCGTGCCAAAATCAGTGCGTCCCTATCTGGTGAAAAGAACTTTAACTATGGCAAGCCTAGGTCTCAAGGGTTCATAGACAAGGTTAGCAAGGCTGTGGTGGCCTCAGACGGTCAGGGTAAGCAAACACTATACCCAAGCATTTCTGAGCTCAGGAAGGCCCTAGATATTAAGCCATCTACAGCTAACAGAGCGTTAAAATCTGGGTGTGCTATAACTCGTGGAAGATATACAGGATGGGCGTTTAAGTATGCTTGACACCCCTCATATAAAGTGATAAAACATAAGTAACCCAAGAACCCCGACTCATACAGACTGGCTTGGCAGACGTTATAGAGACTGTATGGGCATGTGCTATAACACAAAGGAAATATATCATGGCAGCAACACATTTTAGCGGTCCCGTATTCTCTCAGAACGGTTTTGTAGTTGGCTCAAGCGAAGCCCCATACGAGACAGTTTCTTCTGTAGCAGAGGGCACTCCTTCTGCAGCTCTGACCTCAACGATTAACCCTACAGCCGCCTTTGGTAGCTCTACAGCAGTCAATCCTTCTAGCGCTCAAGGTGTTAGAGGTCAGGTTTATTCAACCACCAATCAGTCAACAACAAGCACCTATTACATTGGCGTAATGGGTCGTTACCTGATGTCTGGTACAAACGCTTCTACATACCCTAAAGTCGGTGTGATGGGCGTTGTTGGTGACTCTACTGATACCGCTGATGCCGCAGTTATGGCTTTTATTGATGGCGATGGTGGAGAGTCTTCTGCCCGCGCAGGCTTCGGTATTGCAATGACCAACAGCACAGCAGGTTCCGGCTTTACATACGGTCTGGACTTGAAGATGCAAGACCCAGTTGGTGGTGGCGGTTCTATTAAAGCCTACAAAGAGGCTGAGATTCGCTTGGCTGATGATGCTGCCGCTGCTCCTGTTGTCATCAAGGTAGGTAATTTTGTTGATGGTGCTGCTTCTGGTGTAGGCAAAGGTTCGTTAGGTATTGATTCTACTGATGGACTACTGTTTGTATCTGATGCTTCTGGCAACTGGCAAGCTGTTACTGTCTAATGTTGACTCATGAAGATCCGGAAGTTGCTACAATTGTGGCGCTTCTGGAATCCCAAAGAGACTTTGCAATGGGACATGCCGCCAAACTTGCTAAAGAAAATGCTGAGTTAATAGCAAAGATTAGCGGACTTGAGGCATCTAAACCCGCGTAGTCTTATCCTACCTTAGGAGATTAATTATGAGTATGCAATATGACGTAAAGTCAGGGCACTTAAATGTTGCTGGGTTTTTCCTCATAGGAAGAACTAGACTTAAAGGATTAATGACAGTGTCTTCTGGGGCATCAGCAATTACGCTCTGGGATACCGCTACCGTCCCTGTTACCGCCGAATATGAGCGCACTGGTACACTAATTACAGTTACTGAAAATGGTCATGGCTTAACTAATGGGCAAACATTGGGGTTAAACTTTGCTGTAGCCTCGCTGCAGGGAACTGCTGGTAACTATGTAATTTCTGTTCTAAACGCAAATACATTCACAGTAACGGACGTAAACACTGGTACGATTAATGCTGGTACAGCTTGTGTGTATGCTCAGCGGTTCCTAATGGCAACTGATGGCAATGCAGCAGGCAATGTACAAACAATATTGATTCCTGGTGAGGGCATTCTTGCGCTTAATGGTATATATTTATCTACGTCTGGTACTACTGGCGTGACTGTATTCTACGGATAAATCATGAAAATCAAGAAAATGGCAGATGGTGGTACAACTCCAGGATCGCAGCAGCCTACATATCCTTTCTATGGCAATCAGCAGACACAGGCAACAACAACTCCGCGTGTTGTGCAGAATGTAAATATTCCACAGCCTGGATTTCCCTTGAGCCAGCCTGCTAATACTTTGAACCAACAGCCTACTGCAATGAAGAAGGGTGGCAAGGTTAAGAGGTTTGCTAAAGGCGGAACGGTTGCTATTATAATTGCACCCAAAGTAGTGGATAAGAAAGACAAGTTTCCTACTAGGCCTGATGATAAGTATTTCCCAGATCAAGAAAAAGCTCCTTCTCCTGATGAGGGTTATAGAGGTACCAAGAAGCTAGCTAAAGGTGGTTCAGCTTCTAGCCGTGCAGATGGTATCGCCCAAAGAGGTAAGACTAGAGGGAAGTTTGTATAATGGGAATGTTAGCTAATGCTGGGTTTGGTGCAATGCTTGGGCCAACCCTACAGCGTAAGATGACTAAGCCATTAGATAAGGCGCTCTCTGCAACTGAGATGGATGAGCCTAACAAAGCAATGGAAAGGATGATGCAGACTGGCATGAAGAAGGGCGGATCAGTTAGCTCAGCTTCTAAAAGGGCTGATGGTATAGCTCAGCGCGGAAAAACCAAAGGGAGAATAGTATGAAGCGTATTAAGAAGATGGCAGGTGGAGCGCTAACGGATTCATCTGGCAATACTGTTAGGTCTTCAGACGGAGAGGAAGTAAGTTATGGTGAGCCAAGATCTAACTCCCGCCCAGATATAGACGAAAGCATCTGGGATCTAAAAGAGAAAGCAGCTAACACTGGCTATGGCGGAATGGGATCAAGAAAGGCGGCTGAGCCTAGGGCAAGAAAAGAAGAGGCAAAGAGTGAGGAGCCAGCTAAGGCAGCTCAACCAAAATTTGGTACTGCATTTGCAGAAGCTAGAAAGGCTGGACTTAAAACCTTTGAGCATAATGGGAAGAGATATACAACCCAAGTAAAGGATGATGCTCCTAAGAAGGCACCAGAAGTTAAGAGAGAAGAGCCGGCAGTTAAAGCTGAAATACCTGGTCCAAAGAAATCTGTCAGTAGACAGCCCCAGCCTGGTGATGCTGAGTATGGACGGCAAAGTTTTGGCAATGCTAGCAAGTCTACCTTTGTTCAGCGTCAGCAAGGTTCTGATGGGTCTGAAGAAATGGGCAAACCGCCTAAGAAAAAGCTTCCAGTATCTGAGAACATGTGGTTCCAGAGAGAGGCAATGGGAAAGAACTATTCCCCCCTAAAAGCAAAGAACCTGAAGAAAGGTGGACTAGCTAGCTCAGCCTCTAGCCGTGCAGACGGAATTGCGCAGCGTGGCAAGACCCGTGGCAGGATGGTATGAACAACAAGAAAATCAGCAAAGTAATGCATGAGTTTAAAACTGGGTCACTGAAGTCCTCATCAGGGCAAAAGGTGACTAATCCTAAACAGGGAATAGCTATAGCATTAAGCGAAGCCCGTAGAGATAAAAAGGGCGGAGAAATGAAAGATTCTAAGTCAATGGAAAAGATGAGCATGAAGCGTGGTGGTGCATCAATGGCTAAGGTAAAAGCTCCAGGTGGCCGCTCAGTTCTAAGCGCTCTGGGTCGTATACCAATGTCCGCTAAAGCTAAAGCAATGATGCCTGGACCGGCTATGCCTGCAATGCAGCCTGGCATGAAGAAGGGCGGATCAGTTGGTGCATCTAAGATGGGCAAGGTAGTAGCTGGTGGTAACAAGCCACATGGTGAGCACACTGTTCAGAAATCAGGCCATACCAAGGCAAAGCAGGTCACAATGCCGGGTAATAAGAATATGAAGAAAGGCGGCAAGGTTTAATTAGGGAGTTAATGATGGGCAAAGCAAGCGAGATACTTGGCTCTATAAGTCCACTCTACGGAATTATTTCTGGTAAGGGATTGTTTGGAAAGCTAGTAGGTGGTGGAGATTCTGAGGCCAAGAACATAAAAGATGAGATAGAAGAAAGACGGCAGCAGGCAGGGCAAAGAATGCGTGAGCAAGGGGATAAGAAGTTTGCTCCTCAACCTGCCCGTGCACAAGCCGCTGAGAGTCAGCCTGAGCCGGCTCAAGAGATGAAGCGCGGTGGTAGCGTAAAGAGCAAAGTAAGCTCAGCATCTAAGAGAGCAGATGGCATTGCCCAGAGAGGCAAGACCCGTGGGAAGTTTGTATAACATGATGGCCTCTCGCGGTATGGGTGATATCAGCCCAGTTAAGATTAGACAGATCAAGAAGCGTGATGGCAATGAGCCTGTAAAAGTCTATAAGAAGGGTGGCAAGCTACATGCAAATATGCATGCTAAGCGTAAGCGCATATCTTTGGGATCTGGCGAGAAGATGGGCAAGTAATGGCAGATAAGAATAGAAAGTATATATCTGGCACATGGAATGGACAGCCTGTAACTGAGGCTGAGATGAATGCTAGAGAGGCAGCTCAGTATAAGAATAGATCTCCAGCAGAAGTAGGTATGGATGACTATGCAGATAAGGCAAAAGCTAGGATGACTGGTCAGGCTATGAATAGGGCCGCAGCTGAGAATGAGCTAGATCAGGAAATGGCACAGGCAAGGGCAAGGATGGTTAAGCGCAAATCAGGTGGCAGGATATCAGCATCTAGTCGTGCAGATGGTATAGCGCAGCGTGGTAAGACAAGGGGTAAGATCTTATAATGGCAACTCCTGCATGGACGCGAAAAGAAGGCAAGTCTGAGAGTGGCGGCTTAAACGCTAAGGGCAGGGCTTCTTATAATAAGGCTAACCCAGGCAAGCCAGGGCTTAAAGCTCCTCAGCCAGAAGGTGGCAGCCGTAAGAAGTCATTCTGTGCCAGGATGTCAGGCTTAAAGAAGAAGTTAACTTCTGCTAAGACGGCAAATGATCCAGATAGCCGCATTAACAAAAGTCTTAAAAAATGGAAATGTTAGATGCCATATACAGTAGCCACATCAACATTTAACCCAGCACTCAATGAGCTTATAGAAGAAGCCTTTGAGAGATGCGGCCTTGAGCTGCGTAGCGGTTATGACTTTAGAACGGCTAGGAGAAGTCTTAACTTTCTTCTAACTGAATGGGCCAATCGTGGGATAAACCTGTGGACTATTGAGCAGGGTACAATCCCATTAATACAGGGTACTATCACATATGATCTGCCGGATAATACTGTAGATCTGATTGAGACTGTGATTCGTACCAGTCCTGGCCAGGTAAGTAACCAGACAGATTTGAACATTAATAGAATTAGTGTATCTACCTATTCTACAATCCCTAACAAGTTAACTCAGGGTAGGCCTATTCAGATATACATTAACCGTAGATCTGGACAGACAACTAATGTGCAGGGTGCGGTACCACAGGTCCCACAAGTCACTGTGTGGCCTTCACCTAGTCAAGGTACAGTAGAGTCACCATATTATTATTTAGTGTACTGGCGGCTGGTTAGGATGCCAGATGCGGGCAACGGTATTAATGTGGAAGGAATTCCCTTTAGATTCCAGAACGCCATTGTTTGTGGCCTTGCATATATGCTGTCAGTTAAGCTACCTAATGCAATTGATAGAGTACCAATGCTTAAAGCACAATATGATGAGGCATGGCAATTGGCTGCTGATGAGGATAGAGAGAAAGCGCCACTGCGGTTTGTTCCGCGCATGATCACATACAGATAAAATGGCTAGTAAGTACGCATCACAGAAGAATTCAATAGCGGAGTGTGATCGCTGTGGGTTCAGGTATATGCTTAAAGAGTTGCGTAGGCTTACAATTAAAACAAAGATATCTAGTATTAAAGTATGTAAGAATTGCTGGGAACCGGATCAGCCTCAGTTATCATTAGGTATGTATCCTGTGAATGATCCACAGGCAGTACGGGAACCAAGGCCAGATGTTGGCTACTACCAATCTGGATATAGTGGATTGCAGCTGGTGATAACACCAAGCCAAAATATTAATTCAGATGGAACACCTGAAGGTGGTAGTAGAATATTTCAGTGGGGCTGGGCTCCTGTAGGTGGCGCTAGGAATAATGATAATGGGCTAACGCCTAACTATTTGGCAGCACCTGGATTAGTTAGCAATGTAACGGTATCTACTACTTAGGAGCAGGACATGGACAAAAAAGATAAGAAGCAAGACGTAGATT